TCAAAGTCTAAACTTCCTACTAATTTTAACCAGTATCCTTATGTTCGTCTTTATATTTATCAATAGCTCTTTTATCATCTGGTAAGAATCCATGAGAGGTCATAACTACTCTACCTCTAGACTGTACTCCTCCAATATGGTTCTTTTCTATCTGTACATTAGTACGTTTAGCAAACTCTACCTGTAAACCGTCTTTGATTGCTTTAATCTTAGATGTACCAGGATTAGTAATATTACCAAAAGTAACTACTAATGTTGCATCGTACCACATAGACATACCTCCTTTATTTTGTAGTTTAGGTTGACCCATTGGTGATTCAGGTTTCATTGTCCACACCTTATTAATAGCAACAAGCGTATTAGTATAAGGAGAGTTTTCTTTTCTAGATAACAAAATCTTTTGATTTAAGTTATTACCAAACTGAGTTGACATTGCTCCTGCGTTCCATTCGTTATTATTCTTATTAGAACGAACTGAAAGATCACAAGGTACAGAACCGATACTATCCCAGAAGAAACACATATCAAAAGGTAAATTACCTTTAGCTTGTTCATCTAAAAGATCAGCAATATAAACTGCTACCTCTTCGATAGTATTTAATGTACCTCTGTCGGCATATAGGAAGTGACCTTCGTAATCAGTTACATTTCCATCGGCATCTGTAACTTCTTCGAACTGTAAGCCCATTTCCTTAGCGTGTTCCCAGGACCACTTCATCTCAGTAATAATAAATACTGGTAATACTCCTAATTTTTGTGCATTAACTGCAGCTTCTAGTAGTGCAGTAGTTTTTCCTGTATCACTATGACCTCTAAGTAAAGTAATATGCCCGGTAGGAATACCAGGAAGAGATGTAATATCTTGAAAAGCTTTTGATAATGGAATCCAGCCTTGTTCTTTAAACTTAACTGATGCATTTGAATAACCTTTCTTTTGTTTAAAATTGGATAAGTTAAACGACTTTCTTATTGATGCAGTAGCTTTTTCTTGAGTTTCTTTCTTTTTTGCCATATAACTATATTATAGTATAATATAATAAATTTTTATCGAAATACATACTAAATAAAGAAAAAAAAAGGCCGCTAATGCGGCCTGATTTTCTATTCACTAAACAGGTCGTCGAATTTGCTGACTGTGTTCTGTTTACCGGCTGTAGCATTCTCTAATGTGAAGTCGCTACTTGAAGATTCACTATCACTGCCGCCTGGTAAAGCAGCAGGAGCAGACTCTTCATTAGAACCAGGGTTTAGGTAGTTCTGAAGTTGCTTTTTAATGAATTCGTAGTCATACTCTGTATGTACCTCTATCGGGTTAGGTTGAGTCTTTAACCATGTATCTACCTGATCGTTATTATCCGATAAAGCAGTTTGTTTAGGTTTAATCCTAACCGAAGTAGTTGGGTAAGGATTACCTTGTTGTTGTTCAACAACTAAATCCCAACCATTGATTACATCTGTGTAATCCCCTACGTCTTCGTCCTCTGCCAATGCAAGAAGAGCTTTATAAATTGTGATACCGAAGCCCCATAGTCTTACGCCTTTATCTTCTTCTCCTCTAACAATAACAGGAGCAAAGATTCTAGTCTTAGGGTTAATTTTACCTGATAGTGACCAATTGTCTTTGTCGTTAGTCTTTCTTAGTTCTTTTACGAACTCTTCAATAGGGTCTTGCTTACCAAAATTAGATAATGCAACCATCGGATACTTACCGATACCGTAGTGAAATTTTAATTCCTTAAATGGGAATGTTGGATCGTACGCAGAAGGTACGATTCTAATCGTCTGTTTTCCTAATTCAGGTTTCCAGAAGATAGTTGAATAGTCAGTCTTTTCTCTTTCCTGACCGGTGTTGTTTAACTCGCCGAGTTTCGCTTTAATAGCATTTAAATCCATATAACTAATTTTAAAATATAACGTTTATTACTATAATATAAGAAGAATAATTTAATTATCCAACTCTACTATCTTATAAAGTTTAGTATTAATCCTTTTTAATTCAGGTCCTTTAGTAAGAAGTATACAGTTCCTGAAGTCACTCCAATTTATACGGTAAGAAGTATCAAGCACGCCACCGTTTAATTCTTTAATTAAAGTATTTAGTGCATTGATTGTATACAGAGTGTTAGATTCTTTTTTTCTATGAACAAGAATGGTATTATCCAAAAATGTGCTTACGTTTCCAAAGTCCACATTGTAAGTACAGATGTACTCATCTTGAGATTTTGAATATAGCACAAAAATTTTGTTGTAAATTATTTTGTACTTCTCTTGTATTGTAGCTAGTACTTCGTCTAAGTTTTCTTCTACAGAGAAAGTACAGAAAAGTTTATTACTCATATCTTCAGTTAAATGGATAGGATCGATATCGTAATCGAACCCTCTATCTATTTTAGAATATTTAAATTTTATTGGGTATTTACCCCCTGATTCTAATATCTCCTGTAGTTCTTCTAAGGTTTCTTTGCCGTCTTCTTTATGAAAATCAAAAAGTAATGCATCATATGTATATAAAACTAATTTAGTTTTCTTATCTCTAAGATACCCTAGTACATCCTTTAATATAAGAATATTTCTCGAAGTCTCTAACGATTGCATAATATAATTCATTAACTTCTGAGGATTCATGTCTTTGAGCGAGCTTGTGAAAGGTTTTTCACTAATTGGAGCCAAGACTTTTCCGTCAGCTTCGTATCGTTTCCATAACTCTTTGATATAATTATCAATTCTTGTAAAGATTTCAAGGAAAGCGTACTTGTCTGGTATCTTACCATAAATTGCGTGAAAGTTAATCTGTTTTGCTTGGTCATATTCATCTTCCGTGATTTCTTCTTTGTTAAAATATTGTTTTGCTAGCTGTTTATGAGCTGATTCGCTTGTAAGGTCATACCCAATCTGCTCACAAAGTAGACGAAGGTGATAACCATCAAAATCCAACTCAACAAAGTAATCCCCGGTCGGTCTAAAACATTTCCTATGTTCTGGGCTTTTAGGGATAGCAGCGAAATTAACGCTATTAAAAGCATTAGTTGGTCTAGAGGTGACATTGTATAAATTATAAGAGGTTAAAACTGTATTATCTACTATATTATACAAAGGATCACGTGGTTTAAACATTTCCACAAAATTTTCATAGTAGATTCCAAGACCAGACTGTTCAATCAAGTAAAATACATTGGTTGCAGTCTTATTATAAAAATCGAAACCAGACGGAATGTCATATTCGATCACATCTTTAACCTTATCGTATACTTTTTCACATGATTCAAACAATTTACTTATAGGAACTAACTTATTTACTTCCTTAAATCTATTAAATTTATTATAGAAAAAATTTAAATCGTGAGAATACTCTAACTTATCGTATTTAGTCATTGAGTATAGTAACGAAAGATCGATGGCTGACTGTATATTAAAGTAATACAGTAGGTTCTTTTTATCTAACGTATATACATTAGTAGCTTTAGAAAGAATAGCAGAGACACGGTCTCTAGACACATTCATACCTTCATCGTGATCGATAGGAATTATGTACCCTTGCTTGGAGCCTATTAATCTAATGTAGACTGCCACACAAGAATTCAGCTTAGGGTGATAGGAGTAATTAGATGGGATTACATCTACATAAATTCCAAGTCTAGCAAGCTTTTCGAGATTGTCTAACTTATCGTCTTGTTCTACTATATAAAACACGTATAACCATTTTTATTTAATATAACGATTTTTTGTTTATAAACCAACTAATAGTTAGTTTTTTACAAACTGAGAGGTATTGGTAAGTACTTGTTTTCCTATACCGGGTAGTTCTTTTTCGGCTTGATTAATGACATCTTGGTTCTTTGCTTTAATACCAGGATATACATAACCGTTAATTGTTTGATCTTCTAATTCACCTTTTATATACCAGTTTACTTTTAGAGTCTTTCTATACAGTTTATTTTCTTTTCTTTGCTCTAAATATTTTGGTTTATCTACTTCTATGACTCTTCTAGATCTAGCGTCCATTACAAAGTATCTAATAAACGTTCCTTTATTATAGTCTTCTGCTGTTGGCTTGACATAAACTGTTCTTAGACCTAACGCCTTCTCTTCTGCAGCAGCGTCTTTAACTAATACTAGAGGTTGGGATTTGCTTGTAACTTCAGAACCTTTAAAGTAATTGCCTTTATAGTCTTGTACAAATTTACCTAGATACTGCCTGCCTGATGAAGGATCGATTAACTTCCCAGGTACTTTACCGCCTACTTTTATTTTATGTTTAGGTACGTATCCCATTATATATTTCTCATTTTAGCTCGAAGATTAGTCTTCCAACCTTCTCTTCCAATTTCATGATCCACACCAACAATATAAAAAGCAAAGTCTTTATATTTTCTAGGAACAATATCTGTATTAATAGTAAAGGTACTAGCAATTTTAAATCCTGAAATACCTTTCATACCTATAGACAGTTCGATAGGTACTGGTAGTCCGTTAGGTTTTTTATTCTTAGCATTATCTAACTGTATTGCTCTTTTTAGTTCAGCTGATGCTTCGTTATATAGTTCTGACCAATAAACGGGATTAATAACTTCTTTTTCATTTAAGTTTTTCCATGCTTTTTCGAATCTTTCTTTAAAAGGTTCTTTTTTAGCATCATCAGTAGATTCTGTCTTATCTCCACCTTTATCGTCTTGCCCTTTAGATAATGCATGTCTATCCACACAGCCAGCATTAAACTTCAAGATATTAGATAAATTATCGTTGTAGTCGGCAGTATTTCCTTGGGCAGCAATAGAAACCATACTAGCCATTTCAGATGTAATTTTACTATCTACTTTTATATCGTGTACTGTACTTGAAAGACCAGAGACTTGTATCTCTTTTGGTCTACTTGTAGTAGTAGGAAAGGATCTATCATATACTACATATGTTTGTTTTTCATCATCGTAGAATAAATCCAAATTATTTATTCCTCCTAAAGAAAAATTAATGCCTGCCAATACAGATTTAATAAATTCAAATATACCTTCTCCTGGTTCTACAGGGTTTTCTACAAAAGTATCCATCTTATCTTTTAAATAATAAGTCGATATCATGATACTTGTACACAAATTTTCTTTTCCAGCAAGAGCTTTTTGAGCTTTGCCTATAATATCATTTTTAGGTTTAGTTAAGCTAAAATTAGCAAAAGGATAAGAACTGGAAGCTTTTTTAGGAATA